CCATAGCGTTGATGCGCAGACTTAAAGCAATCCTGTCCCAGTACCCAGTCAACATTCAAATGGCTGCGATTGGTGCGCTGTTGTCTCAGACCATTTGCCGTGGAACAGATTCGCAAGATGACGCGCTTGATGTTGTGCAGGCGTACACAGAAGAACTTGTATTGAGTATCGATGAACACTTCATGGGAATTGATGGGAGGAAATCATGAAATCAGATTACTTCGATGTGGAAGCACTATCGGCATCAGGTGCAAAGGAGCTGCTCCGGTCGCCTGCGCACTATCGCTATTGGAAGGATCACCCGAAACAGTCAACGCCAGCCATGATATTCGGTACGGCTGTTCACTCGCTGATCTTGGAGCCTAGCATCCCACTGGATCAGGTATGCTCGATCAAAACGCTCTCATGGGCAACTAAAGAGGGCAAACTGGAAAAGGAGCGGCTGGAGGAGGCCGGTCTGCCAGTCATGTCGCAGCCCGATGCAGACAGGGCGCAGAGGATCAGGGACATTGTGCTTGGCCACGAGGAAGCAGCCAGCCTGCTGCACGGGGCGAAGTACGAAATCAACTACAAGTGGAACGGGTATGCCGAGAATGTCCCATGCAAGGGCGGCATTGATGCACTGGGGCCGCGTGGCATTGTTGACCTGAAGACCACCATCGACGCATCGCCGGACGGGTTCGCCCAGCGCATCAAGGCGTTCAAGTACCACATGCAAGCCGCCCATTACATTGATGGCGTCAGCATCACTGATAAAGTTATGCACAACTTCACGTTCATAGCCGTTGAGACCGCACCACCATATGCGGTGGCTTGCTACCAGTTAGACCGCAACGCCTTGATTGCCGGTTATGCCGCGATGGAGCGCGTTGCAGAGGTGTACGCAAGATGCCTTGAAACAGGCGACTGGCCCGCGTATGCCCTTCAGTCCCAGACGTTGCAGGTTCCATATCTGACAATGCCTGAGTACGACCCGGCAATTGATGCCGAGGATTTCTAAACCCTGCAAACATGCAAACTTGTAAACGAGGAAAACATGGAAAACGCTACCACACGCTGCACGATCAAGAATGTTCGCCTGAATTACATGCACCTGCTGGAAGCCAGAGCGGCTGCAATCGGTGCAGAGCCTAAGTTCAGCCTGACCATGATGATCGCCAAGAATGACGAGGACAACATCAACGCGGTCAAGGCCAGCATCAAGGCTGCGATTGCAAAGAAGTACGGGGAAACCAAGCCGCCGAAGGGCATGCGCAACCCGCTGCGTGACGGCGACGAGGTGGACGCTGAGACAGGTGAACGGGTGAAGGGCGACGAGTTTGCCGGTCACTATTACATAAGTGCATCCAACAAGAAGGCCATCAAGCCGATTGTCGGCAAGGCAAAGGCAGAGGCGGGAGCAGCGCACCTAGTTAACGGGTATTACGGGTGTGTCGGGGTGAACTTTTATGCCTACGATGCCGCTGGCAATAAGGGAGTTGCTGCCGGTCTAAATGATCTGTGGATAACTAAAAAAGGTGAAGCACTGGCTGGTGGCGGCACTGACTGGGGCAACATCGAAGCCGAGGATTTCGGGTCTGCCGGGCTGGAAGGTCTGACTGACGGCGAGGACGTGTTCCAGTAAAGCAAAAGACCCGGCAGCTGTGGAGAGCGGCTGCCGGGTCTAAACAGTGGGGGAGGTCACTGTTCTGCCAGCAACCCGTGGATGAGGATACACAATGGCTGCCGACAACAATCTAAATAGCACAATCGCGCATAGGCAAGAAGCCCTGTATGCCGCCTTTGACGAGTACCTAGAGTTTGCCCAGTTGCACGCTGGAATATCGCGAGACTATGCCTGCGCAGCCGATGTGCCGGGTATGGCGTACAGCCTGCGCAAGTTGCGAATGTATGTGAAGGCTGCATCGGCTGAACTGGCGGCAATCGTAGACGAACAACGCAAGCACGCCGAGGCTATAGGTGGGAGCCCGTCTGAAGTGGTGCCGGTTAAGAACGGTGGCACTGAGTCATCCAGCGACAAGGAATGGTGGGAGCAATGAACGGCGATACGCTCGACGACTGGATGGATGACGATGACGATGACATCATTGAACAGATCAAGGTGCTGGAGGCACACAAGGGCAAAAGTGTAGATGGCGCACGCGTCTGGTCAACAGAGGAAGACGGTTCAGCGCCGGTTGTTGTGCTGCCAGATGAATGGGAAGAAGGGCTGATCCGCGATGCCAAGGGACATGCACTGTTCAACCATTATAACGTAAGCCACACTTTGCGATGCTGCCCGGAATGGGATGGCTTTATAGCCTACAACGAGTTTACCGGGCGCAAGATGCTCATGAAGCCGATCCCCGGTTCACGGACGCCAAAGAGCAACTTTCACGTCCGTGAACTGGCAGACCATCATATCCTGAACGCTACAGCATGGTTCAATAAGAACGCGTTTCCCCGTGCGTACAAGAACGTGGTGGCCGATGCCGTCGATGAGGTGGTGCAGGAATACAGGTACAACCCGCTGCGCGATTATCTGGAAGCCGCTGCCGCAGGCTGGGACAATGTTCCGCGTGTGCGCAAGTGGCTGATGACGTATTGCGGGGCAGAAGCTGGCGACCCTATGGAACAGCAATACGTTGAGGAGGTTGGCCTGAAGTGGATGGTCAGCGCAGTCGCACGGGCTATGCAGCCGGGCTGCAAGGCTGACGGTGTGCTGATATTGGAAGGCGCGCAGGGTGCATTTAAATCCACAACCGCAAAGATATTAGCCGGGTTGGAGTTCTTCGGAGACAACCTGCCGCCTATGCACACCAAGGATGCAGCAAGTTACGTGCGTGGCCGGTGGATCATAGAGCTGGCTGAACTGGCGAACGTCAGCAAGGCAGAGGTGGAGATCGTCAAGTCGTTCATCAGTCGCACCGAGGAGCGGTTCAGACCAGCATACGGGCGCAACGAGGTTTCATATCCACGGCAATGCGTGTTCATCGGCAGCACCAACAGGACAGACTATCTGCGAGACGACACAGGTAACCGCAGGTTCTGGCCGGTGCAGGTTGGCCGGGTTGACGTGAAGGCGTTGCAAGCAGACCGCGATCAGCTATGGGGCGAGGCAGTTGCGCTGTACAGGGCAGGCGAGACGTGGTGGCTGTCTGCCGCCGTGGAGCGCATCGCAGCCCAAGAACAGGGCGACAGGATGCTGGAAGACCCGTGGACAAGTAATGTGCTGGCAATCGTCGAGGATAAAACAGAGGTGTGCGTATCGCAGGTGCTGGGCGACATGATGATCGAGGTTGGCCGGAAGGACCGGATGATGAGCAACAGGGTGCAGTCGATCCTGATGCAGAACGGTTGGTTTCGCAGCGGAAGGTTAACCAGTGGGACGTACAACGGGCAGAACAGGTTCATCAGAAAACAGGACGCCAAGCAGCAAGCTGAACGGGTACAGGCAGCCGAGGTTAAGGCGGCGGCGGATGTGGCCAGTGGCCTCGGTGATATGGAATCAGATGTGTTCTAACATAACCTAGACAAACGAATAGAAATCACGAATAGAGCATGTTTCTGAGACATGCGGGAGAAATTGAAATGGAGCGAATAGGATACCTGTTTTATACTTATCTTTAAAACTTTTATAAGTTACTGTATATATAGGGCTATGGGGCAGTATGTCTGGAGAGGTAGGGATATTCGCTATATGGGTAATTACACTTAGCACCCATAGGCATGTGTCGACGGTGTTTGTATTCGTATTCGTTGGCTAAGGTTAAGGCGTTAAAAAGGGGCATAAAACGTGGCCGTTCGACCGAAAACTACAACAGCAGACAACATCACAAACCCGGTTAAATCGGATAGCGAAGCCGCATGGCGGGCAGCGGTACAGTACAGCGATGAAGCTGCGATACGGGTTGAAGGGCAGTGGGGAATAGGACGGCTGGAGCAGCTTGTGCAGCCTGACCTTGCCGCAATGTTCGCCTTGGCGCAAAGGCAGCTTGATGAGGCGATAAGACTGGGAGATGCAAAGCTGGCGGCGCAAAAGTCTGCGTCACTGGCAAAAGGCTGGATGGCGATGGACAAGGCTGCACGGGCAGCAGGACATAAGCCAGAGGATGCAGGCAATGTCTGGTTCCATGCGTCAGATGATGGCAAGCATAAGTATTGCTTTTGCGCACGGGCGAACGAGGGAGTCGGGTTATCCAGACGTTACCCGGATCACATTGTTGTCTCGTTCGAGGAGGTCGCACGGTTGATGCAGGCGACTGATGCAGGCGTGGCAGTGGCGGCAGTTAAGCAGGTGTTCCCGGGTGCTACAATGGCAGCAGGACGCATACCGCGAGGTGGGGATGAGATACCGTTTTGACGTGCCAGAGTTTTGGCAGTATACCTGACATAAGGAACAGGCAGGAGTATCGGGTGAGGAAGAAAAGCACGCCGCCAAGGTCGCCACCGAATCCGGTTGAGGCTGTCATCGAGCAGGCTGTTAAGCCGATAGGACGGCCAAGCGGGAAGACGCCAGAGGTTATCGAGGCTGTGCTGATACGTGTGTCATCAGGTCGCTCGTTAGCATCGGTTGGCAATGACGACGATATGCCAGATGTCAGGACGTTGCACAGGTGGATAGCGGAGGACGACGCCTTCCGTCAGGCTTACACGCGTGCCTGTGCGAACCGTAGCCTCGTTTACGCTGACACCATTGGTGACATTGCAAAAGGGGTATTAGCGGGCAAGATAGCGCCCGACGCTGCCCGTGTCGCAATCGACAGCTACAAGTGGCTTGCTGCCCGGCTACAGAGCGGCCTGTACGGCGATAAGGCCGAGGTAAACGTGAACCACAGTCACACGTTGCACCTTGACGCCTTGCGTCAGTTGGCACAGGAGGCACGGGATAGCAGGGTGATAACGGTCATCGATAACGAGGAACCTAGTGGGCCAGCAGCTATGCCGAGACTGTAACAGGGATGCAGGCGTCACCTATACCGTGGATGCCGGATAGCCCCCCCGCCCGGCCCCCCGGGGGGAGCGGCTGCTAATGCACCACCCCTCACACAAAATCACAACATAAAAGGTGAACAGTGAAGCACAAGCCACAATTCAAACAGGCAGAAGGGCGCCCCGGCTACGAGATCAGCTGGCGCGACATTGGCGACTTGCTTCCGTATGCCCGCAACAGCCGCACGCACAGCGATGCACAGGTGGCTCAGATTGCTGCGAGCATACGTGAGTTTGGCTGGACCAATCCGATCCTTGTTGACACGGACGGCACGATCATTGCCGGGCATGGTCGCGTCATGGCGGCACGGAAGCTGGGTGAGCAGCAGGTGCCTGTGATAACCTTGGGACATATGACGGATGCCCAGCGCCGGGCTTATGTTATTGCGGATAACCAGTTGGCCATGAACGCCGGGTGGGATGCCGAGATGCTAAAGGTGGAAATCGCGGAACTGGCTGACGCCGACTTCGATCTGAGCTTGCTGGGCTTTGATGATAAGGTGCTGGCTGGGTTAACGGCTGAAGTGACGGACGGGTTGACTGATGACGACGCTGTGCCTGAGCCACCGGCCATACCGGCGACTGTGCTTGGGGATGTGTGGGTACTTGGGAACCATAGGCTGATGTGCGGCGACTCGACCAGCATCGATGCGGTTGAGCGGCTGATGGCTGGTCAGAAGGTAGACATGTGGCTGACCGACCCACCGTACAACGTTGCATACGAAGGAAAAACTAAGGACGCTTTAACCATCCAAAACGACTCTATGGGCAACGAAAGTTTTCGCCAGTTCCTTCGCGACGCCTACGTTGCCGCCGATGCTGTCATGAAGCCGGGCGCTGTATTCTATATCTGGCATGCTGACTCGGAGGGCTATAATTTCCGAGGCGCGGCAGTAGACGCCGGGTGGAAAGTTCGTCAGTGCCTAATCTGGAAAAAGTCAAGCATGGTCATGGGCCGCCAAGACTACCACTGGAAGCACGAACCCTGCCTGTATGGGTGGAAGGAGGGCGCTGGACACCTTTGGGCAGCTGACCGCAAGCAAACAACCATCCTTGAGTTTGACAAGCCGTCCCGCAATGGTGATCATCCAACCATGAAGCCGGTGGCGCTGTTTGAATACCAGATCCTTAACAACACTAAGGGCGCAGATATAATCCTCGACAGCTTTGGTGGTTCTGGGACTACCATGATCGCCTGCGAAAAGAACGGTCGCTATTCTCGCCTCATGGAACTGGACCCGAAGTATTGCGATGTCATAATCAAACGCTGGCAGGACTTCACCGGGCAGCAGGCAATGCTTGAGGGAGATGGCCGCACGTTTGCGGAGGTGGCAGATGGACGGTTGGTATAAGTATGTTCTACACAGGCTTGTTGTGGATTATGAGCATATTGGCTGGCGCGTTGTTGCTGACCTTGGTCCTCCTCATAACCACTATTCTGTTCTGATGCAGTGGTTTGGAGACGGCGAACCTGTAATGCCGGGAAAGAAAACACCTAATGCCTGAGAACAATGACGCAGGAGCTTACGTTGATTTCATCCGTGCTTACAAAAATGATCCTGTCGCCTTTGTGCGCAAGGTTCTAAAGGCAGAACCGCTTCCGTGGCAGTGTGAGTTCCTTGAGGCAATCGCCCGTGGTGAACGGCGCATCAGCGTCAGGGCTGGCCACGGTGTCGGAAAATCGACAGCCTGCGCATGGGCATTGATCTGGCATGCTTTGACGCGCTACCCGCAAAAGGGTGTTGTGACAGCGCCCACGGCTGCTCAGTTGTTTGACGCGCTGTTTGCAGAACTGAAGGCATGGATCAACAAGCTGCCGCCCGTGCTTCGCGATAGCATCGATATGTTTTCAGATAAAATCGTTTTGCGCGGAGCGCCGGAGTCTAGTTTTATTTCGGCTAGGACATCCTCGGCAGACAGGCCGGAGGCGTTGGCTGGTGTGCATAGTGAGCATGTGCTGCTGGTGGTGGATGAGGCGTCGGCTATTCCTGAGACTGTGTTCGAGGCTGCGGCAGGTTCCATGTCAGGCCATAGCGCAACAACCATCCTGATCTCGAACCCGACACGCGGCTCTGGTATGTTTTACAAAACGCACCACCAGCTTGCATCCGACTGGTTCAGAATGCATGTTTCATGTTTAGATAACCCTCTGGTATCAAAGGACTTTGTCACCCAGATTGCGTCCACATACGGGGAGTCGAGCAATGCTTTTCGAATACGGGTCTTGGGAGAGTTTGCTCTTGCAGACGACGATACTCTTATTCCTGCTGAGTTGGTTGATGATGCAATTAACAGAGACTTAACGGTCAGCAGCGATGAGCCTGTTGTGTACGGTCTGGACGTTGCCCGTTTCGGCACTGACAGGACTGCATTGTGTAAGCGGCGCGGTTCCGTGGTTGAGGAGATCAAGTCATGGGGCGGCTTGGACCTGATGCAGACTGTGGGCATGGTGGTCAATGAAGCCAAGCTCGACCGGCCTATTGAGATATGCGTAGACACGATTGGCCTTGGCTCCGGGGTGGCGGATCGCCTCCGGGAGCAGGGGTATAATGTGCGGGATGTGAACGTGTCCGAGAGTTCAGCCATGAACCCGAATGCGAACAAGCTGCGGGATGAACTGTGGATGGCGGCGAAAGATTGGCTGGCCACCCGGTCTGTCAAGCTGCCCAAGGATGACATGCTGCGGATGGAATTGGTGGCTCCTCGATACACATTTACAAGTTCAGGCAAACTTGTGGTAGAGTCGAAGGATGGATTAAGGAAGCGCGGGATGCGATCACCTGACTTGGCAGATAGCTTGTGCCTGACGTTCGCTGGCGTTGCTGCTGGTGTCGGCGGCAGGGCCACGGCTTGGGTTCCGGGTAAGTCCATTAAGCGCGGCATCCGAGGGATCGTGTGATGGCAAAGACGCCAGCATGGCAGCGTGCAGAGGGTAAAAACCCCAAGGGCGGATTAAACGCAAAGGGGCGTGCATCGGCTAAGGCTGAGGGCATGAACCTGAAGGCTCCGGTGAAGACGGGCGACAATCCCCGCCGGGCGTCATTCTTGGCTCGTATGGGCAATATGCCGGGGCCGGAACGGGATGAGAAGGGCAAG